ACAGTGAGATTAATTGGTTCTACCCTAAATCAGGATCAGAAGAAGTTGATAGAGTGGTATCTTATAATTACGAGGAAAATGTTTGGACTACAGGTTCTATGGATAGAACTTCGTGGGCAGATGCTACTTTATATGATAATCCATATGCTACTAAATTTAATTCAACAGGCACTCCTACATTCCCAACCATACAAGGGGTCACTAATGTAAACGGAGCTTCGATATATTATGCTCATGAAGTTGGTAACAACGAAGTAGATTCAACAGGAACTAAAACAGCTATTCCTGCTTTCATACAATCTGGAGACTTTGATCTAGCTACTGGCGGTGATGGTCAGTTCTTTATGAGTATGAGAAGATTTATTCCAGATTTTAAACTGTTAACTGGTAATGCACAAGTTACGATTAATTTAAGAAGGTACCCGTCTGATACCGCAACATCCTCGCCTCTCGGACCTTTTACTGTGACTAGTTCAACAGAAAAAGTAGATACCAGAGCTCGATCTAGATTTGCTAGTTTAAAAATTGCAAATACTTCTACGGATCAAAACTGGAGATTTGGCACCTTTAGAGCAGATATACAACCTGATGGAATGAGATAATGGCTAAGATTAATGCGGGTATTCCCGAACCTACTCCTGAATATAGACAAGAAAACCAAAGACAGATAGCTCAAGCTATTCGTACAGTTCAAGATCAATTAAATACTTCTTTTCAAGAAGAGCTTAAACAAGAAGTCGAAAGATTTTCTTGGTTTAGTGGGAGAAATTAATGTCTTGTAATAATGTAAACACAACAGGGTCAACAACTCCATCATCTGCTGAAATAGATTTTTATCTTGCAGTTGCAAAAGGAGATTTTACTGGTTATTCTAACGTATCTAAATTTGGGTATAATCCAACTGTTGGGTCTGGTAATTATGAAAGTATTTGGGAAGGCAGTAATGCTTATCCGTGGATGAGTGCAGCAGACCAATTAGAAGTTCTAAGCTCAGATACAGATGATACATCAGCTGGAACTGGTGCAAGAACAGTTGAACTACAAGGTTTAGATTCTAGTTGGAATGTATTAACAGAAACAGTAACTATGAATGGTACAAGTGCTGTTACTACAACAGGATCTTTTCTAAGAATTTTTAGAGCAAGAGTAGTAACTGCTGGAAGTTCTGGAAGAAATGAAGGAACTATTACTATTCGAGATCAAGATACATCTACTACAAGAGCATTAATTACTAATGGTGCAACAGATGGAAATGGCCAAACATTAATGGCGGTATATACTATACCTGCAGGAAAAACTGGATATGTTATAAATATAAATGTTTCATCTCAAAAAGACCAAGAACAAACATATAGGTTGATGGCTAGAGATAATACAGTTGCAAACGCAGCATGGAACGTAAAAGAATTTTTAACAGGTAGAGGTGGATTTTCAGATTGGAGAAAATACGCTATAAACAAAGCAACAGAAAAAACAGATTTAGATTTTCAAGTTATATCTAATTCTACGTCAGCGGCAGCGGGAGGATTTGAGTTAATACTCATAGATAATTAATGGCAAATATATATAAAAACGCATTTTATGCACCCACAACTACATCAGCGATAGCTGTGTATACCTCTCCATCTAATTCGAGAGCAATCATACAAAATATACAAGTAACAAATGAATCTGGTAGTAAAATTCTAAAAGCAAGTATCACGGATGCATCTAATACCTCTACAATACAAATAGCTTATGCATCCATATCCGGGCCCACTATATGCAATATAGCTAAAGGCCCAATTATTCTTGAGGAGAGTGATATATTAAATCTTGAGTCCAGCACTAGCACAGGTGTGACTGCTGTGGTATCAATACTAGAAATAAATAGATCCGATCAAAATGGCTAAACAAAAATTTGTACATTATGTCCCAAGACCAAAACCCCCTAAGCGGCCAGGTCGTCATAAAAAAAGACTTAACAAAAACGAAAAAAGAAGTTATAAGAAGTACAATAGACAAGGAGGATAATTATGAGTGAATTAATTAAAATACCCGCAGAAGCAAAAGAAATAATTAAAAACAAAAGAACAGGGAAAATATATGCTAGCAAAACTGATTTTGATAATGATGTTGCTGATCCCAATACTGATACTACTGTGGATGATTTTCGACAAGACCTCGAAATAAAAGTGACAAGAGTTTCAATGGGTGCTAAAACAAAAGAATGAAATTAATACAGGAAGAAAATTTTTTTCCTAATTTAAATTTAATTTTACCAGAAATAAAAAAAATAAAACTTTATTGTTCTGAAGAGTTTAAAAAATTAGAAAATGAAAATGCAAATTGGCCAGGATTTAGAAGTAGACGCCTTGCTATAACAAATCCAATTTTTCATGAGTATATACTTTCTTTAATAGATAAAAAAAATTTATTAGAAAAAGGTGTTTGGGATATTGCGTCTTATTTACATATAAGATTAAAGTCAGACAATCAAAAAGATTGGATTCACAAAGATAATGTAGATTATGCAGCCTTAATATATATATCAGATACTAATTTAAATTCAGGCACTTACTTATATAATAATAACAAAAACTTGATTAATGATATTAAATTTGTTAGTAATAGATTTATTATGTATGATGGTGATTATAATCATATGGGATATGGTCATCATGGATCATCTATAGAAGACGGAAGATTAACAATAAATTTATTTATAAAAAAAATAAAATAATGCAACCTAGAGGTGCTACAGAAATACAAATGGAAATGCTTCATAAGCATGTTCCAAAAGAATTACTAGACCAAGTACAAATATGTACTTCGGTTCCTGGTAAAGTTCCAATCGATCCTAATAAATTAAATATACTTTGGCAAAAAAATTCTTGGGACCAACCAAACCTACAAGAGTTCTTTGGTAATAAAGCAAGACACAAAGAATACGATTGGTATGTATTTAACAGTCATTGGAATTATGAAAAGTTTAGATACTTTTTTGATATACCAACTGAAAGATCAACAGTAATTAAAAATGGAGTAAACAATTTTCCTAAAAGAAAGATATATAAAAAAGGTGAACCTATAAAAATATTACATCACAATACACCATGGAGAGGATTGAATGTTGTCTTGAGAGCAATGCAAGAAATAAAAAATCCTAATATTACTTTAGATGTATATAGTTCTACTCAAGTATATGGAGATGCATTTAAACAACAAAATGATGATCAGTTTAAACCCTTATATGAACAAGCAAAACAATTACCTAATGTAAACTACATTGGTTATAAACCAAACGAATATATTTTAGAACATATGAATGAATATGATATATATATTTATCCTAGTGTCTTTGAAGAAACTTTTTGTGTATCTGCTATGGAAGCATTAGCAGCAGGGGTTCATGTAATTACTAATAACTTTGGTGCATTATATGAAACTTGTGCAGAGTGGCCAGTGTATATTAATTATACTAAAAATTATGAAACCATGGCTAGAGCTACGGCAGTAGCTATAGAAGTTGCATCTAATTACTTACATGAAGATTTTATACAAGATCATTTAGAAGAACAACAAAAGTTTTATAAACGATTTTACAATTGGCATAAAAAAGGCATGGAATGGGAAAGTTTTTTAAAAGGAGCTATTAATGATAAAAAGAGATAATTTTTTTGATCTTACTTTTGATTTTAATGATTTAACTAAAATGTTTTGTACATATGATTTTAAAAGTCAAATTAAAATGAAACATATTGATAAATATGTTCTTCAAGGAATTTTTACAGTTTTTGATGTGCATAACTATAAACCTTTTCATCCTTTAATTAAAAAATGTGTAGAAGAATTTAATTTAATAGATAGACAAATAGATGTCTATTTATTTGTTGCATTTAGTCCAGGGGTTTGTACTGCAGTCCATAGTGATGATTATGATATTTATTTATATAGTCTATATGGTGAAACTGTATTTACAGTAGGAGAAGAAAAATATAATTTAAAAGATAAAGACCTTTTATATGTTAAAAAATATACACCTCATCAAGGAATATCTTTAACACCCAGAATTATTTTTTCTTTAGGGGTTAGAAGTTAATAAAATGAAAGAAAATAAAACTTATGTTAATCCAGATACATACCAAACATTAAAAGAGTTAAAAGTAAACTCAGAGCCTTATCAAAAAAATATTACACCATTATGGAAAAATAATAATCCTCTTAAACCAAAATTAGATAAAGCACCTTATTCTGTATTTGTTGCAACACCCGTTCATAGTGATTGTTCTATTC